TCGGTCTGCTCATCGCGGATGAGTTCCTTCTCGCCAATTGGATCTTCCACGCCCACGCGGTCCATCGCACGTTCTGCCGACCAGAGTCGGTTCTGTACGAGGTTGATCGCGGTGCTGGCAAGTTCCAGTGTATCTCGTGGGGTAAGCTCAGGGGCAACGATCTCAATGCGGTATTCTCCAGCAATGAGGGACCTGACGCCTGGATCTTTGGCCTCCCAGATGCGTGCGCACATCTCCCAGACTTGCTTCATCCACGAGTAGAAGACCTTGCGCTTAGGGGCAAGGCGCGACTCGTAGTTCGCAATCAGGGCGGCGATAGCGCGGGACGACCCAAGCACCTGTGCTGGGGCAAGTCCAAGGAGCAGGTCATTGAGTCCAGTCGCCACCGTTAGTTCACGGTCAATGCGCTGGATGTACTGCTCAATCTGGAAGTTAGGGATGAACGGCTGGATGGAACGAATCTCGTTGCCTGGTCCAGGGGCAGCCATTCGACCTGGCTTTGGTAGCGCGTTTGGTGGGATCTCGTCTGGAGCATCAGCACCAACCAACTGCCACATCTGCCCGCCGACGACGGACTGGATCATCTGCGCCATTGCAGTGATGCGCTCGTCCTTCTCGCGGAGGAGCTGCTCGGCATCGTAGAGCGCAGGCTTGCCGTATGGGCTGCCTGGGATCTTGCCGTTTGGAAGATGGATGTACGGGATCTTCCCGCCGTACTCTGGATGCGGGTCATTCTTGACCAGCGTGTTGCCCACATAGATTGCGTTGTAGACGAGCGGCGCCTTGCCCTCGCCCTTTGGCACCTTGTACCAGTAGTCGTAGACTTCAATCTGCATCTGCTCGTAGGCGGTCTCGCGCTTGAGCGGGTTGCGCTCAAAGGCGTTTGCCCAGACGTTGCCGATTGGGTCGGCGTGGTCGCCGTAGCTTGTGTACGGGAACCACTTCTCGCCCTGCTTGACTGGGATGACGCTAATGCCGTAGTCTTCTTCGATTGCCTGTGGCGACATACCATAGGTATAGAGCGCCCAGTCCATTCGGTTGTAGTCGCTGTTGCCGAAGCCGAGGTAGAGGTTCTCTGGTCGCTCAATGATGGTGACCTTTGGCAGGCGCTCAACTGGGTCCCAATAGACCTTGGCTGCCGTGTGTCCGTAGAGTTCCTTGAGGAGCGCAGCCTGCTCGTGCTGGAGGTCCATATCGTTGGCTTCCCACCAGCGGAAGTACAACTGCTCACGCATCTGTGCCATCGTGCGATCCTCTGTCTCTTGGCCAGTCGGAACATAGTTGACGATTGGTCGCACTGCCTGAATCGCGGCAGGGATCTGGACATAGGCGTGGTGGATGTTGACGGAGACGTGGGCGCGACCAGCGAGTCGTGCGCTTGGGTCCTGTGACCAGTGGTCTGCACCACCGAGGGTCATCGTCTCTGGATGGTAGAGGTTGTCCATACGGCGGAACAGCGCCTTGAGGCGGTTCTGCTCTGGATCGACCAACTGCTTGCGACCAAGGATCTCCTGAAGCAAGACGAAGTCGTCGTTCTGCTTTGGATCTTCTTCCCTGGCAACGAGCGAGGACTCAAGCATCTTCAGCGATGCAGCCTCTGAAGGAGTCAGCTTAGTCACATCTGGCTGGATACGCAGCGTGCCGCGTCCGCCACCAAGGCCAGTCTTAAATGAGCCAGGGGCGCGAGTGCTGCCCTTTGAGGTGGCATTCATCCCGACAGGGGAGTTGGCAACTGTGGCGCCGCCAGCAATCCCTAGGTTTGGTGCGCCAGCAGGGGCGCGGTTTGTGCCAGTGCCAGTGCTATTAAGTCGTACTGGGGACGTAGCAAGTGGGGCAACACGCGGAAGTGGAGAAGCAATCTTCTTGCCACGAGAAAGGCGCCGTGCCTTATCCAGCGCGGCGCCAATTGCTGCTACCTGCTCAGGTGTAGCGACATCAGGGTCAGTTGTATACTGAGCTGGTACGGCTCGCGTACCCTCAAATGCCGCTGGGATCTTTCGTACCTTAGCCATCAATCACTCGCTCCATAATAGGTGAAGGTTGGATTCTCCAGGCCCTTCTCAGGATTCCTTAATGCGTGTCGTACTGCAATCGCTAGTGCCATCACGGCATCTTGTTCAAGTTTCTTATCGTCTAGTTTATAGATCAGCAGTTGCCGCTTGAGTTCATCCCACGGTCCGCCCATCGGGAACTCAATCTGACCCTTGTCGATCACTGCCTTCAAGTCGTTCAGAAGTTCTACCTTCTTAGACTTAGTCCCGCCGAAGTCAAACCCTCGGAGCGGGCGAATCATTGAGAACTCCTGCTGGAAGAGTCGTCCTCCAAGTCCAGTAGAGTCCACGATGGTGGTGCAGAATGCACCGTCTTGGCTGTAGAGGAGATGCCCCTCACGAACCATATTCACAACGGCGGAGATGCTCTGCTTCCCGCCACGCTTCCTGACACGCACGCCGCGCAACTTGCCGCGTTCCGTGATGTCAATGGTGATGGCCCAGGTTGCGTCGTGTGAGATCCCTGGGTCTACTCCCTGAACATATCGGTGGTTCTTCGTTGGCTTCAGGTCATCCTCAAGCACCTTGTAGGATGCAAGGATGGACTGGCTCCAGAAGAACGCATCACGGGCTTCAATGAAGTATCCGTCAATGTTCTGTGGAATAAGATATTCGGCTTGCTGGCGAACAACGTCATCGAAGTTGTCCTGCGTCAGACCGTAGCCAATGTTGTCGCGGGTGGAGAGTCGGAAGGAGATGAACTTCTCATCCTTCGCTGGGTTCTCTGGGTTGCCCCGTTCCCACAGCTCCGCGTAATCGTTGATGCCTTCGCTCGGTGTCCCGATAAAGTGGAGTGGTCCACCAGTGGAGAGTCGGCGGAGGTTGAGTACCTCTTGGTAGATCATCACTAGATGCGGTTCAAACGCCGCTTCGTCAAATGAGACCCCGTTCATATCCTTACCGAGGAGAGCCTTCGCTCGATCCTGTGTGGTGCGGAAGTGGATGCTGGCCCCGCCAACGATTGGGTTGAACTTGACCCACGCATACTCACCGCGATACTTCTTCTGGGTATCTACGACCTTGCCGAGTTCCTTAATCATAGCACAACCGCGTCCACGCTGCGCTGGGTGGGCGCTAGAGAGGATGGTCTCAATCTCGCGGAAGACCAGCTCTGCGGTCTCCTGCTGGATGCCTACGTGGTACCACTCGTATGGAGTGTCTAGCCACTTGCGGTAGGAGTCTGGATCGCCTGCTTGGGGGTTAGAGAGTCCTAGTTTATATAGCGCGTGGTGGAGACACACAACAGCCATAGCAAGAGTCTTTCCAGCACGGTTCCCTGCTGAGACAACGGTCGTAATGTACCTTGGTCGATAACCTGTAGCGTCTCTCTCACTGCACGCCTTCCACCAGGCTACTTGCCCAGGATTGCCCTGAATGCCCAGCCAGCGAAAAGCAAAGAATTCAATGTCCTCACGTCCGCGAGCAAGATCAATAGCGATGTCATTTGTTAACTGCCTCAAGACTTCTTCGCCTGTAGGCGAGATGAAATGCTCTTAGCCTTGGATCGAGCATCCGCCTTGCTGCTAGAACCCCAGGCCTGAAGCGAGAGAAGAAGTCGGGTCGGCTTCCCCTTCTCGTCGCGTTCAGGACCTGGAGAATTTCCCATTCGTGCAAGGAACGATGCGCGTCGCGGATTGTCTCCGCTCTTGACTGGCGCCTTCAGTGTGCCACCAGTCTGCGCTTTGTACGAGGCACGACCCTTCGCGTTAAGACCACCCTTTGGGTTCTGACCCTCTTTACGCTGCCACGCTGCTGTCTTCAATCTTTTACCTCATTGTGGAAATATAATACTTCGTCGACCCTTGTGATCTTTCCACCGTGACCCGCAAGACCGTCAATGAATGTTCCGTCCGCTTCGTAGTGGCGATCTTCGTACCCTACGCTGCGAGCGTAAGATGTCTTAACAATGTAGTTACCAGAGGTTGAACCTCCAGCACTGAAGTTTGGAGTAGAGGACTTGCTCCACCCACAGTAGACAACGTCACTGCCTTCATTCGCCATCATCTTTTCGATGTAGGTCTTGTCGTAGGAGTCGTCGTGGTTGAACCAGCCCGTGTAATCAGATGTCGCCAGGTCAAGCCCCTTGGCTCGCTTCTCGTGGCCCCAGTCGTTGCGGTTCGGTTCCGCATAGAATGTAGCACCAGTGTACAGCTTTCTCGCAATCTCACAAGGAGTGTCAGAAGCCAGAACAATGATCTCATCTGGTGGTCTAGTCTGGGAGAGAAGTGCAGCAACCGTCCGAAGCATCCCCGCCTCGTCCTCGTGAGCAGTCACAATCGCGGTGAATGTCGCCACTGACTCTCCTAATGATGTCGCTGGTTGAGACTCCAGCGGTGTATGGGATATACAGCATTTGAATGTTGCGTTTGTCCAGCCACTCTTGGCTGATGCCGAGCTGGTCAATCAGTTCTGGTCCAGTCCAGTCGTCACCGTGGGCGATGGCTGAGATGGTCTTGTCTTTGACGAGATCAATGGTTAGCCCACTGTCCTCATCTCCAACGTTGACGATGACCTCGTCAACCCACTTGCACGCCCTGACCGACTCAATGCGTTCTCCGAGTGAGAGTATCGGCTTTCGCTTGTACCGCTCACAGAAGTCGTCAGTGTTGATGGCGACGATGACCTTCCCTCGCTCGGCGCACTGCTCAAGGAATCGAGCGTGGCCATAGTGGAAGAGATCAAACGTCCCGCCAACGTAGACCCACATTAGATGTCGAACTGCTTCTCCGCAGCGGCCTTGTCCTCAGGCGACTTCTCCTTGATCCCGAACGCCGTGTTCTTTGGGTCAAGGAACTTGATGAGCACTTGCAGACCTGAAGCCAATCCAGCCGACAGCACCGTGCGGAAGTCTCCGCCAGAGATGTCCAGGAGCGGGATGCCAAGTCCGAGGGCGACTGAGATGGAGACGGTGACGAAGGTTCGGAAGAACTCAATCAACGCTTCGTCTACGCCAGTGTTGTCAATGATCCAGCGGATACCCGCCTTGATGTCGCTATACATTCTGACTCCTTACTTCCATTCCACGATGACGACGTGCTTGTGGGCAGCGCCACCCGTGATCTTCTTCTTGCTTGCGGCAATCTGCTTGAGCTGCTCTTCGGTCACAACGACCCCGAACTTCTCGTTGCCCTTCCCCTTGCGGGTAGGACACGCCCACTGCCAACCATCTACCGCGTCCCAACCCCCTGCGGTCATATGTCCATAGCCATCTAAGATGTGCTTCTTGTCTTTCTTTAGCCAGTAGTTCTGCCACTTCTTGTGCCACTCGCTGACCTCCACTGGTGGGTAGTCAACAGCCTGCTGCACCCACACGATCAGACCAGCGCCACGGTGTGCCGAGAGG